TCCTCTTGGTCGAAGCTGGCGGCATAGGCTTTCACGTTGTCCACGAAACGCTCCTCGCCGACGGTGATGATAAAGTCCTCCCCGGCGGGGCTGTACTTCTCAAGCTCGATGTTGCCGTCACCGTCGGAGGTGACGCTCCAATCGAGCTTTTCGCAGATGTCCCGGTAGATGTCGTTCATGGCTCCTCCTTTGCTTCCTCTATGTCGAATATTGCCTTGAATATGGGGTAAAACTGCGCCGGAACTACTGCATTTCCGAGGCATTTAAGTCTGTCCACCCGGCTGGGAATCCCATTAGCCACTCTACCCACGTCGGGTTCAACTGGCCACAAGAATCCTTCGCTTGTGGCGCCAGCTCCTTCATGATCGAACCGACTAATTGCTTTCGTTTTATCTGCGACGGCGGAAGACTTGAATTTTTGGCATCGTTCGCTGTCGGCGTGGGCCATAACCCTCGCTCCACCATCCTGACTTGATGCTCCAATCCGACTTGCCTCTTTTTCCCGTCCGGCATTCTTCCTGTCGGGCTCATATCTGGCGGGCTTACTCTTCCACCGTTCGGAACATTGGGTGTATGCCACAATGGCGACGCGGTCTCGCCTGTGTGGGGCATCGACACCGCAAGCTGGAATAATAAATGCCCTCGCTTGGTAGCCCTGTATTTCCAAGTCAGAAAGCACCGTGTCGAGCGCCAAGCTGACGATTCCAGCAACATTTTCTCCAACGACCCAAGTGGGCCGCAGTTCTTGGATAACTCTAAGCATTTCCGGCCAGAGATAACGGTCGTCTGCTGCGCCTCTGCGCTTCCCGGCGTTTGAAAACGGTTGGCATGGGAATCCTCCGGAAATAACGTCAACTGTTCGTAGTCCTGTATGTTCATAAAAGCTCTCCTGTGTGAGCGTCCGTATGTCGCGCCAGCGGGCTACATTCGGCCAGTGCTTTTCCAGCACCTTCGTCGGATAGTCCGCCCACTCACACTGCCCTGTGGTGCGAAATCCAGCCCACTCCGCTGCCAGGTCTAATCCGCCGATTCCGGTAAAAAGAGACAAGTGCGTAAAAGCGTCGTTCACCTCTCTCCCTCCTCGTCGTTGAATAGACTGCACTGGTTCCTAAGCTGTTCTTTGGCTCGCGCCTCCTGCCGCATTTTCCGCAGACAGCAGCTCCCATAGCCGTCCCGGATGGCCTCTGCGCTGGTGAGGAGGCCGCCGCACCGCTTACAGCGCCGGGCCGGGATGGTGAATATCTCACTCTCCGGCTGCTTGTTCATGGCTGCGTTTCCTCTCTGCCTCTGATGTCTTCCCACGCCATCGTCATAACGGTGCTGACCTCCCGGAGGCGGCTCAATATTGCGGCGATTTTGCTGTCGTCATACCCTTTCGGTGTCAGTGCGGCAGCGAGGGCCGCTTGATTATAGTTTGTGGTAACGATGGTAGGCTTCATATCCTCGTAGCGGTCGTTGAGGATGGAGTAGAGTGTACTCATGCTCCAATCGCTGCACTGCTCCTTCCCGAGGTCGTCGATGATAAGCAAATCCACCCTCTTGTAGATGTCCAGCACGTCGCTCTCCCGTATGCCGTCGCCGTCGAACGACTTCTTGATGTCGAGGAGGAGGTCGCTTGAGGTCTTGCAAATCACCGGGACACCCTCATGGATAAGCTGTAGGGCTATGGCTGCCGCGAGGTGTGTCTTGCCTGTGCCGTTGGTGCCCTCTATGTAGAGGCCGTCGCCCTTGGCCTGATGGTAGGCCCAGTTGTCCGCGTACTCCTTGGCTATCCCATAGTTTTTCTTGCGCCCCGGCGTGTCTGTGCGGAAGTTCGGGAACGTCCGCTGCCGGAAACGCTTCTTGATACCGCTCTGGCCGAGGAGCTTTTCTACTCGCTGCCTCATGGCCCTCCGGCGCTTGGCCTCCTCCTCCTGCCGGGCTACGTCTGCCGCCTGCCTGTCCTGCTCCTGCCAGTAGGCCGTCGCCTGCTCGCAGTCGCAGTGCGGGAGTACCGGGTTCCATATGATGATCTCCTCGCCGAACAAAAGCCCACGGGGTTCCAGCGTCTTCCCACAGTATTCGCAAGTCCCCGTCGCCGGGGGAGGATTTTTCCAGCGAATGCCGCGCTCCCGCGCCTGTGTTGGTGTGATGAAGTTGTTACTGTCCTTTGAAGCCTCCTGACGGCTTGAATTGGTCGGGGTCTGTCGTAAATCCCCCAGTACGGCCCCTATCGGTTCCAGCCCCATAACTATTTCCTCCCTTGTCGTCGTCGTAGTTCCCGTCAATGACCTTCGCCATGTTGGTGTCCTTAATCATCCAGTCGAAGGTCGCTTGCCAATTCCTGTCGTTCTTGCCCTTCAAGAAGCTGCTGGCCTGTGCCTTTCGGAAAAGCTCTTTGAAACTCTCCACCGTGTAGCCGTTCGCCAGCCGCGCCTTGATTGCCTTTTTCCGGGCCTCCGACAGACTTTTAAGTCGGGGGAATGAGACGCAGATTTCGTTGTAGAGCGCTGCCACCTCGTCGCACACCCCACGCTGTACGCCTTGCTCGCCCGCCGCTGTCTGCTTGTTTGGATGGCCCTCGTCCTTGCCCCCTGCTTCCGCTGTGCTTTCGGTTTGCTTGACTGATGCTTCGCTTTTGCTTCTCGCTTTTCCGCCCATTCTACCGCTCTCGGCTTTCTTATTACTTGCGTCCAAAGTAGGCTTAATCAGCACGAAAACCGCCGCTTGCGCCCCGGAAAGCTCAAGTTCATTCTCGTTTAGTGCGTACTCGAAAATTGCCTCATACGCGGAAAGCCTGTCTTTTTTGGCAAGTTTTTGGATTGCCTCGTAATATGAGCGGTAAAACAAGAATCCGTCTCTAATCAAGTCGAGTACCCCCTGTCTCCATGCTTTCCGAATCCCACGCGGGGCCGAAGCCCCGCATGGGTGCGTATGTTATTCGTAAATGACCTTGCTGCCCTCTGCGGTCTTCACCACGTCCACGCTCTGCGGGAATCTTGACTTCATGGCGGGGTCGTGGGTGATAGCCATAACCTTGAGGCTGCCGTAACGCTGCTGAATGGCTTCCAGCGCGTCGCAGTAGGCTTGTACGCCGGGCGCGTCGAGGAAGGGCGGCTCGTCGATGAACAGGAATCCGAGCTGCACCCCGGCCTTGCTGCTCTTGATTTCCGAGAGGGCGAGGATAACGGATAGCGCCGCCTTTACCCTCTCGCCACCGCTCCGGCTCATGTAGGGGAGCCGCCCAGTGTCGCTGTCGTTGATGATGATGTCAAGGGTCGTGACCTCTTTCTTGGCGTTGCTCTTGAGTACCTTCTCGGTGACGAACTCGACGCTCATGTGGCCCTGCGACATCTGGCCGAGGATATTGGTGGCCGTGGCCTCGAAGATGGGGATAATGCTGCGGATGATGTTGTGGGGAATGCCGTCCTGCGAGAACGCCTTTTTCAGCTCCTCGTACCCGGCGGCCTTTCCGCCCAGCGCGTTCACCTGCGTTTGCAGCTCCGCCGCCTCCGCCAGCTTCTTTTCCGCCTGCTCCGCCTGCGCCTTGAGGCCGCCCAGTTTCATGGCCGCGCCCCGCGCCAGCTCCTGTAAAGCCCCGATTTCGGCCTCCGCGCCGTCAACCTGCGCTTGCAACTCCTCCCTGCCGACGGTCTTGGCCTGCTCCGTCGCCAGCTCTGTCCGGGCCTCGGTAATCTCTTTCTCGATGTCCTCGATCTCCTCGCCCAGCTCAAGGACGCGCTGCGCCGCCGCTGACTTCTGCTCCCGCGCCACGGGGAGCTGCTTCTCCTTGTCCAGCCAGAGCCGGGCCACGGCGATTTCAGATTGCAGGCGCGTGTAGCTCGCATTGGCTGTCTCCGCGCTGGTGACCTGCCGCTCTACCTCCGCCAGCTCCTCCCGGCTCTTTGCTGCCGCGCCCTCTGCGTCAGTCACGGCCTTTTCCAGCTCCGCCGCCCGCTCCTCCAAAAGCTTCAGCTCGCTCCGCTGCGCGGCGAGGTTCTGGTACTCCCGCTCTGCGGCTTCGAGGGAGCGCAGAGAGGCCCGCAAAGAGGCGACTTCCTCCGGGTGGTATAAACTGTCGGCCAAGGCCGCCTGCGCCAGAGAGAGGGCATCGAGCGCCACCTGACGGCCTTTCTGGTACTCGCCCTCATATGTGGCGAGCTGCGCCTCCCTTTCGGGGATGGCCGCTTTCGCCATGAGCGCGTCCTTGAGGAATCTACAGGTGGCTCGCTCCGCGTCCGGGCACCCGCTGTTTTCCAGCATGGCAGCTTTCTCTTTGAGGGAGGCAATCTTATCCTTCGCCTGCCAGACTACCGTTTCGTGTTCGCGGTCGAGCTTGTCCACCTCCGCCTGCGCCAGCGCCGCCTCCTGCTCCGCCTTTCTGTACTCCGCCTCATGGCTTTCCAGCTCCGCGAGCCGCTGGGCCGCCGCCTCGTACTCGGTATGCTTTCCGGCCAACTCCGCCTCACGGGAGAGGGCTTGCGTCAGCGGGCCAGCCTTTGCGGTGACGGCAGCTTTCTTCCTTCTCGCCTCCGCTGCCGAGTAGTCCGCCTGATTGATCGCGTCGAGGAGCTGCCCTTTCCGGGAAATAAGGCTGTCGTAGGTCGCCTTTCCCCCGATAAGCTCCTTCTCCTGTTCCAGCAGACGGTTCAGCTCCGCCACACCTGAGGTGATCTCCGGCTCTGCCGCGAGGATGGTGTCTGCCGCCGTGATAATTCCTACCTGCGAGGTCTTGGTGGCCTCCTTGGTGGCTTTCTGGCCCGTGAGGGTGGTGATCTTGCTGTTGAGCCGCATCACCCGGCCAGCCGCTTCGAGCTGCGTGTTGAGCGTGACCTTGAGGGTGTCCACCTCCGCCGCCTTTTTCTGCGCCGCCTCCTCGTAGTTCTTCCGGCACTGTTCCTGATAGGCGATTTGGGCTTCCAGCTCCGCCTGGTCGGGCAGTCCTGCGGTGATGGCCTCCGCCTTGTCCATGAGGGTGCGGACGGCCCGGTTGGTGTCGGTGGCCCACTCTGCCGCCAGCTCCTCCATGTCCGTGTAGATACCCAGCCCCAAAATGCTGCCGAGGATATTCATGCGGGCCTCTTTGTCCGCCCGCAAAAACAGGCCGTATTGGTCTTGCATGATAAGGGCGCAGGCCTTGAGGGTGAGACTGTCCATGCCGATGATGTTCTCGATCTCCTGCTGCGTGTCCTTGAACTTCTCTTTGGAGCGGTTGGCCCACTCGCCGTCCACCAGCTCCGAGATATTGAGGGTCGCCTTGCCGCTTTTCTGTCTGGTGCGCGTCACCCGGTAGAGGCGGTCGCCCAGCTTAAATGTGAACTTGATGGCCCCGCTCCGGGCCTCCGGGTCGTTGCAAATCCAGCCCGTCAGCTCGCCCTCTCGCGGCTCCTCGAAAAGCGCGTCCAGCATAGCGTCCATGAACAGGCTGCTCTTTCCCACGCCGTTGCTGCCGTTGATGGTGCAGAAGCGGATGGGGTCGAAGCTGAATCTCTCCTCCCGGTAGTTGCGGTAGTTTTTGACCTCGATCTCCACCGGGACGAACTGCCCCGTGTGCCTCTCCGCCGTCGCCCTTTCGGTGGCCTCCGCGATAATGGGCCGGGCCAGCTCCATCAGCTCTCCGATGCGCTCCGGCTCCATGCCCTTCTCGGCGAGGTAGTCCGTGAGGTTGCTCTCCGGGGTGCCGTCGGTGTCCATGCTCCGGCGGTCTACCGTGATGCTGATTTTCTGCGGGGTGATCTCCTGCACCCAAAAGGCTCCGCTTGCGTAGAGATAGTTTTGGAGCGCCCCGTGGTTGAACGCCTTGTTATGCTCGTCGGTGCAGTCGTAGAGGACGCGGATAATCTTGCCGGGGATATTTGCGCTGTCGATGGCCGGAACGTCCCAGTCCTCCCCCTTCTCGTTCAGCTCCCGCACATCGTCGTCGTTGAGCCGGATGGTTAGGTGCTTCCGTGTCGGAAGCGGGCGGAAAGTGGAGGTCACAGCCCGGCTACTGTGGTCGATGTCGTGGATGTAGTAGCCCCTCTCCTGCCCCTCGTCGTTGAAATTGAGCTGGGAGACCGCTCCGCAGTAGAACGTGTTCTTGCAGTCGTCGAGCTGCTGCGGGCGGTGAATGTGGCCGAAGCACACGAGGTCAAAGTCTGCCGCCGCGAGGGTGGCCGGGTAGACCACAGGCTCGAACTGGGAGAAGAAAGCCGTCTGGCCGCTCTCCATGTTTGCCCCGGTGATGGTGAAGTGTCCCATCAGCACCGAGGGAATCCCCGGCTCGCACTTGGCCTTGAGGCCGATGATGATGTCCTCGATGGCCTTGGTGAAGACCTCGTTCTCCTCCTCCGAGGAGAGGCCGGGGTGCTGCGCCCGGTAGTAGCCCCGGTCAAATCCGGGGACACAGGCGACGTTCACCCAGCCCCAAGCCCCAGTATAGATTTTGGCGACCTGCGGCTCTGTGATGATCTTCACCTCGCCGCTCGCCTCAAAGGTGTTTGCCAGCGTGGAGAACTGCTGCTCACTGTCATGGTTTGGAGTGCCCCGCATGACGACCACCGGGCAGATCGCCGCCAGCTCCCGGAGGAACTTCACCGCCGTCTGCTGCTCCTTGAGGCCCCGGTCGCTCCACACCCGCGCCTGATGGAAGATGTCTCCGGCGATAACGGCAATATCCGGGCGCTCCTGCTGCGCCTCTGTGAGCATGGTGTCGAGGCAGTTGCAGATGTCGAGGAAGCGGACATTTTCGCCGTCCGTCTCCGGGCCGGGGAAGCTCCCGAGGTGCAAATCGCCCGTATGCAAAATTTTCATCACTGATTACCTCCCTGCTTCCTCTGGCAGCTCATACAGAGCGTCCGCCCGTACTGCTCCTGACTGTACTTCACTACGCCGTTGCTGCACTTGGCACCGCACTCGCTACAGATGGTCGGGTCATAGTCCGGCGCGGCCTCCGCCGCTTTCTGCTGGCGCTGCTGCGTTTCGCGGGGCGGCTCCGGCGGAGTCTCCTGATAGGCCCGGTTGCCCGGCTGCGTAATCGGCTGGCCGGGGGTCTCGTACTCCATGCCCTCCTCCACATCGTCCTCGACGAAGATGGCCCGGCGAGCGTCCGGCGTGTGGCCGCCGTAAAGCTCCTGCGCCGTGGTGAACATATGCCTGATGGCCTCCGCCTTAACGCCCTCATTATTGAGGTTCGGGACGAGGTAGGCGACGACGAAGGGCTTTTGCAGCTCTTGGATGGTGTAAGTACTCTTGATGTGCATGGCCGCCCGGAGTGCCCGGTTGATGGCCTTGGTCTCGCACATTTCGCTGCGGAACTTGAGAAATTCCTTCCGCTGCGCGTCGCTCATGCCGTCGGTAACGTCCTGCACGATGATTTCCTTGTGAGCCACAATCTCGATGTTCTCCCCGGTAAGCTGGGGGACAGAGATACGGGCCTCGAATTTCACGTCCTTGTTCCCGCAGGCTCCGCAGTTGACCGGGCGGCCAATGCTGCGGTTGACCTCCGCGCATTTCTGACAGGTGGAGGGGATGATGGGGCGCGTCCCCAAAATCTTGATACCCGCCGCTCGCATGAGCTTGTTGAGGCCCTTCTTGGTGAGGGCGTACCCGGCGGGGGTGGCGGGTCTGTCCTTCCACGCGCTCTTGGCCTTTTCCTGCTCGTAGATTTCCTTGTCCGCGAGGTTGGTGGAGATTTGCACCGCGTTCATAACAGGCTTGTGAATGTCGGCGATTTCCGCCACCGTCTGCATCGGGACGAGGAGGTTGTAGCGCTCCGCCGGATATTGCTGGGTAATCATCAGCGCGTTTCCGGCTCCCTGTGTCGCAATTTCGTTTGCCATTGTGAATCCTCCTATTGCATTTGCAGAGCTGCCGTGGTACAATAGGGGTGGTATGAGGGGCGCCCTGTGTTTTCGGACACGGGCTGTCCTTTTTTGTCCCTTGTTCCCGTAGCTCCATGATGTCGTAAAGGCACCGCGAGGGGCGGTTGCCCCTGACCGTTTCCGCGATAAGCTGCGCCAGATAGTCCGGCTGCCGCCTCGCGCCGTTCGCGTCGCCCTCCCGGTCGATGATGTAGGCGAGCTTTCGTTCTGCGTAGGCTTTGGCTTCCTCAAGCTCCGACGGCGCTATACTTGATCCGAGGTAACTTTCCGCCCGCCTCCGCAGGCTTGTCCCCCACAAGCTCCTCACCGTCCTTTCCGGCCTCCGCCGCGCCGCGCTCCTGCTGGCAGTCGCACCGCTCTCCGAAGTCGAGGTGGTCGCCGCAGTACGGGCAGGTGTTGTACTTCATCCGCTTTATCCCTCCTTCACCAAAGTCAAACCGTCCACGGCATAGCCGCCGGCCTTTCCCTCCAGCTTGACGACCATTGTGCCGCAGCAGTCCCACGGTTCAGATGCGACCGTCCAGACCTTCCCTCTGTTAGCCTCGCTGACGTGGTAGTTGTCGTTCATCACGACCTTATCACCCGGCTTCACTGCTTGTCCCTCCCCAAAATCCTATCGCAGGCGTATTTGTGGGCGAGGGCGTAGGCAATGCAGAAGACCGCCGCCACCACCAGCCACTCCACTCCGAAGCTCGCGTACCCCCGCGCCGCCCGGCCCAGTGGAAGCAAGACCTCCGCCACGACCGCCGCCGGGATGGTCGCCACCAGCAGCTCGCAGAGAATCAGAATCGCCCACGCAAAAACCTGTAAGCGCCGCAGGCTCCGCCGCCGTTCCCGCGCTTTTCGTGCCTCTGTCCGTGTCACGTTCTCCGCCTCCTATCGGTAGAATTTGTGGCCGCCGTACTGGAAAAGGAACTCAAGGCTCCTGCTGTGCCAGCCCTGCTCATTGGCCGCGCTCTCGAAGTATAAGGCCCCTTGGCTCTCGTCCCAGCCGCTCTCCACCAGCGCCAGCGCCTCCGCGCACTCTGCGTTCGGCTCTGTCGTCCAGTACCTCCCGCCGTCGGCGACCGGGGAAAACTGGTTTTTCTGGAACAGAACGGCCTCTATGCTGTCGGGGAACTCGTCGCTCCATGCCCGGTTGAGGACTACGAGCATCACCAGCGCCTTTCCTTCGACGCTCTCCCCCTCCGCCTCGGCCATTGCTATCTTCATCAGCATTTGAGCGTCCTCGCCGTCCCAGTCGTAGCTCTGAATCGCTGTGGTGTATGTAGGCTCCGGCTCCGGCGTGGCCGCCACCTCCGGCGCGGCTGTCGCCTCTGTCGGGCCAGCCGTGGGCCGGGCCTGCGCGAGTACCTGCTCCGCCGTCTGCTGAATGGCCGCCTGTTGGATAGCCCCCTGCTGGGTGGCTGCCTGCCGTTCCGCCTCCGCGACGATTGAGACCGTTGCCGCCGCCGCGAAGAACAGCATCACCAGCAACGTCACAATGACGGGCGGGTATGTCCGTATCTTCCTGTGCTTCATGGTGTCCTCCTTTGTGTGTTACCTCTGCGGTGCCGGGATGATTTCGCCGCTTTCCTTCCGCTCAACCGCAAAAGTTGTCAGCGCTCCGCAGTAGCAGCAAAAAACATCGTCGGGTTCAAATACCCTGTCTTTGCAGAGCTGCGTTCTTTGCTCCGAGCAGCGGTTCTTGTCCTTCTCAAGCTCGACACCGCACATCGTACAAAACCGCTCAAGGCCCTTGTATGTACGTCCGCAAGACGGGCATATCATTCTCGCCATAACTGGCCTCCTCCTCTCCCGGTTATTCGCAGGCTTGTCCGCCTGCCGGGTGCGCGGCGCTCTGTGCGCCGCCTGTTTTTTACTCTGCCGCAAGTGCCGCCGCCGAAATTGCGGCCTGCGCCGCCTGTGCGATTTCCTTGAGAATCCTCCGCACGTCCTCCGGGGTCTTGTCTCGGCAGCAGTCGTCCGCGATTTTGATTCTGGTGTTGCCTACGGTAAAATCCCTCACGATATTCGGGCTTTGCCCGGTGTCTGTCATGCTACCAGCCTCCTCCCCTGCATCTGTATTCCGGGAGGGATTGTCCCTATTCGGCAACAGGCCCGGTTTGGAGCTTTTCAAGCACAGCCAGCGCCTCGTCCATCCGCCGCCGTACTTCCAGCAGCTCGTCCCGAAGCTGTGGGAGCTGCTTCGCTTCTCCCTCGTCCACAACCCCGTCGTCCAGTATTTCGGAGAGGCTGGCGGCCACGGTGTTTACCCCGTTCTTCGCGTTTTGCAGTCTGATAAGCACCCGCTCCGGCGGCATCTCTGGTATCTCCCGGCAGTCCTTTCCCAGCGGGCACTCACGGGAGCAGTACCACGCTCGCAGCTCCGGCTCGTTGTAAGCGTCGGCCATCAGCGCGACAACGACGTTGGGCGGGCGGGTGATGTCCAGCTCGTACTTTTTGAGGCTGTCCTCCGTAACGCCGGGGAGGTATTCGACCGCCCCCGCTCTTGTCAAGAGCTTTTCGTTGTACTTTGCGGCCCTCATTCGTGCCTCGAAGTACCTATTGCCAGCGGCCTTTGTAGCTTGCCTTGGCATTTATTTTCGCCTCCTCCTGCGGTAAAATAGGCGTAGGTTGAAGCAAAGGGTTTGCCGCTATTCACGGCACTTATCCGGCTCCCCATGCGCTTGGTGACCCGTTTAGGGTCATTCGTGGGTAAAAAAATTACTTCCTGACGGGCATGGTGTTGTCGAAGATGTCGTCGCCGTAGTAATTCAGCACCCGCTTGATTCGCAAGGCCAGCCGTAACGCAGGCTGCTTATCCCCAGTTTCAATCTGCGAGTAGTGACTGCGGCTCGTCCCAACCGCAGCGCTGAACGTCTGCTGGGTGTAGCCGTTTGCCTCTCGTAACTGCTGCAACTTTGCTCTCATGC